CTCGCTTCGTATACCGACTGACCGAGAACGGCTGTTCTGGCTCAAAAGAGTCAGAGCGCCCGACTAAGTTATGATCAGGGATCTCAGAAGGCTTTGCCGATTCGGTGAAATACCGAAGAAGCATTGACCAACCGTTGATCTCTTTAGTAACTGACGGAGACTTAACAACGAGAACTTTAAACTCCCTCTTTTGGAGGTGTTTATTGTATCGCGTCTTAAAGTCTCCCGGCTTAGCGGATGAATACCGCAGACTTGGACATTGCAATTGCAAGTCCTCGCCCGGGATGGGGCCATAAATGGCTTCCAACCTCGATACGATATATTCGTACGTGCAGTAGCATCGCCTATCCCAGAATGAATTCGCATACGCGATCCAACTGGTATAGACGTCAGGACGAGGTGACTCATTCCAAACCGTCCTTATTCGGACAGGTGTAACATCAACGCCATTGAAGGCGTCCATGCCACAGGACTCTCGGAAGAGTCCTTTGGTGCAGCTCTTGGAGCGGTTGATTTTCAACCCAAACTCCTCGAGAATGGCCATTGCGCTCTCGGCATAAGCCGTTGGTACAATGACATCGTCACCATATACAAGGATACTCTCTCGAGTATCCGCGTTGGGTGCTCCCGCCGTTAACAGTGCCCAGATTGTAAGTGCCATGATAGGAAAGCATAAAGCTGACCCCATTGGCGCAAACTTCTGTAGTGGCAAGACTGTTCCGTCGGGTAACACAGTCGAAGTAGTTCTACATGATTCCATATAGGTATAAACCTGTTCTGGAAAAATGAGCTGAACTAAACCAAGGTGAACGCGATCTGAGGCCTCTTTTAGGTCCAGAGTAGCGTACCGGCCAGTCGAGCTACCCAGAAGGGCACCTCTCCTATTCGGTCCTTGGTCCGTGAAGAACACATTCCATCGGGTGATGGGGTGTCCTTCAACTAAACGGTATATGGCCCTACGCAGCCCTTGTTGTATCCATTGGAAATCCACTGGTTCACAAGAGATTAAGCGGGGCCCGCGGGAATCTTTCGGTACGAGAATTACTCGTGCAGAATGATCCGTTTCCTTGATAGCATCGAAGCTATCATGTACATCACAAACATGTCCAAGAGATGCGCAGAAATACGCATCAAATGGATATTTGTTAGTGATTCGATTCGACACGTTACTCCAAAGAAACTTATCCCAGAGCCGCTGCTTTGTTGCAACTGCTCCAGGACCGTGACTAGGAGTGATGTCAGTAGGATCGAACGAGCTAAATAGCTTTG